GTTGTCTGCTGGGATTCCGTTAATGTGGTCAACCACAACCTCAGGGAATTCCCCTGCCATATAAAGCACTGCTAACCTATGCGCCAGGTACAGCTTGTAATCCAGGCGCAACACCACATAACCAAGAGCGTTAATTGTACCGGCGACATCTCCAGGCTTCCTGGGGCCTCGCTGAACCTTCCACACAAACAAGCCGCTGTCTGGGTTATAAGTCACCAGTTCCATCAATCGCTTCTGTGTTATCGTTTTGATTTCTCAACCCTCCACAATATTATCGTATCCGCCCCAGTCTTCTACTACTCGGGTGCCTAGTTCAATCAGTTCTTCTTTGAAGCCGTAATCGGAGAACACCATGATGTATTCCGCCGCCTTCGCTGGATTCTCCTGCACCCAGCTAATCAGTTGCTGTTTAGAAAGCTGTGACACTACGCGGAACGCAGCCAGCAATTGCGGGTCCTCGTCCGGGGGCATGTCCCACGGCTGCCGTAAACCGAGTGTCGATGCAGATAGCCATTGGGCTGGCTCTACTACCCTAGGATCCCGCTCAATCGGAAGGTGCGAGAACGTGCCATCTTGTAGTACCCGCTCAAGCACTTGCCCCAGTATGTTCAGGTCCAGCACCTCATCCGGAGTGTGCTCGTGCATGTACCCTACGCCGACGTTGGTGCACTCAGGGATGATGCCAACGAACTCAGCAGAGTCAGTATATACCCCCTTCTGCAAGTGCTGCTCCGTGCGTCCCAGGCGCTCTGCCAGGGTCTTGGCAAAGGTATCAGAGCAGCAGCGCATGTACCGTTGATGTGTAATGATCCCATCGCCGCGCCGGTCAAAGCTAATCATCGCCTTGACTCCAGCCCAAAATCCAGAGTCATCCTTGACCGATGCAGCGCTACCCTCGCAGCCTACCTCTTCATCCACGAAGAAGCAGTAGCGTCCGTGCACGCCGCGCCTCAGCATCTCCAGCATCAGGTAGATACCGGCACCGCAGTCCGCACCCAAGCAGTCAGCTTGCTGCGGATTCTTTACGAACAGTACGCCTTTGTTAGTGCAGCCGACGTCCGGAGCAGCGCTGGTTGGGCGGGCCACTGTGTCGAGGTGCGACGTAAACGCTACGTCGCTTTGTTCGGAGCCCCCCACCAACACGAAGTAGTTCCCGTGCTCGTCCTTTACGTAGTGCATACCACTACCCAGCGCCCATTCAAGCAGCGGCTCGAACCACTTAGTGCTTGACCAGCTAGGCCGGTGCGTTCGCAGTATCTGCAATAGCAGCTGCATATCAATCCCATGCGGATTCAAGAACATTAAGCTGCCTCCTCTACTTCTTCTTCGTCATCGTTGCCCAGGTACTTCTCTCCCAAGCAATCAGCTGCATGCTCAGTGAGAATTAACCCGTGCACCGGATGTTCTTCTGCGTGCTCGATAAGCACCTGCCGGTCCTGTGCATACACCAGTTCTTCTTGGTCGTGCACTACCCCTTCTACCGAACAGTGCTCAATGTCTGCGCCATACACATAGGCGTCGTGGTAATCAGACCAAGTGCAGCTCCAGCGATTATGCAGCCCTTCTCGGCCAACTACGTATACAAAGTCCCCATCTTCGACGCAGCCGTCGCAGACCATTTCACCGTCGGCGGTTTCGTGCATATCATCAATGGAGTAACGCCCCACGCAGCAGCAGCACCGAGCAGATTCAGTGCCGACATAGATGTACCCCTCTGATTCTTGCGCCTCGTATTCGTAGTCGTCACGAATCAAAAAGGCGTCACTGCCTTCTTCATCAACACCGCACTGGCTGCTATCGAGGTACGGCATCAGCACCGCGCCGCTGTAGCTTGGGTGCGGAATACGCGCCAGCATTACCCCTTCGAGACATTCAGTGTTTCTGGTGTACCCATGCCCCCGCAGGATTGCATCCGCAGCGTTGCCATAAGCACGGACGTACTCTTTGGTTTCAGGTTTTACGATTGCTCGTGCCTGCACTTCGAAGTCGTCCCCGAACAGCTCCCCGGTATACTGGATGAATAGGCGCAACCCATTATCCGGAAGCCCGTGGCTGGTGGTAGCGTAAGTCCGCACAGGGCTATGCTCAAATGAGTACCCGCTCATGCAGCTGCCCGGGCCGTTCTCATAGGCATCGTACCATTCCTGCTCGGTCTTGCACAGGTACGTTGTAGGGTCTACGTTCATAGCCTTGAGGTCTTCGATAGCATCGCGGAAGTCCACACCGTTTCCGTAGTAGTTAGCGAGCCACTTACCTACGCGCATCTCTACACAACGGTACTCAGTAACTGCGGCGAAGTCCTTGTGCATCCGCGGCTGCCCCAGCATCACGATAGGCTCGCCGTTGCGGAAACCAAAGCCCAACGGCACAGCGAATCTAGACACTACGAAACCGTGCAACTTCATGAGCAGCGCAGCGGCGTTGTCATCGCGGAGGTGGCGTCCGTAATCGTATCCAGTGTATAAGCGGCGCTGCTGCTCTTCTGGCGCAAGCATAATGCGCTCGAATAACTGCACGGCCTGCTTGTGCACCTTGTAACCGGTGAACTCTTCTACACTAGCAACTACGCGCTCAACCACTACATCATCGCCATCATAGAAGTCGCGGCGGCGCTCCCAGAACTTGTTGTCTATGGTGATTCGCGACGGGGCAAAGAGTTCGTAGAAAGTTCCGCTGTTATACAAGTCCACCTTTTGCAACGGGCCAATAGTCCGCATTACTTCGCGGTAATTGGGGCGCAGTATCCCGCCTATAGTTACCTCTAAGCCCGGGGTGTACGCACTGACAGCGCGGAGACCCATAAGCGCCTGCAGTGGACCTTCGGTGTGGGGGTGGTCCTCTCCTTGCATTTGCAAGTCCTGGAACGGGGTCCAGTAATCACCGCTGGAATACATTGATTCTTTCATTGGCAGTGCGTTTGCACCTTCTGGTAATACGATTTTCCACGGGATGCCAGCCGGATTAGTTCGCATTTTAATTTGCTCCTGAATAGATTCAATAAGTTCGTCGTTAACTGCTAAGTCAGCGTGCGTACCACGCAGCGATTTGTCGTTGCTTATAGTACGAGCGCACAGCCGCCCTAAATCTTGTATATGCTCTTCGATAGCCGAACCGTAGTAGTGCTGCAACCACATCGAACTGAATGTGCTCTTGCAATTGCCGCGCGGCAGATTCTGTATACTCGCGGTACGTGGTGAGCACCACCGCAGAGTCCTGCTTACGAACTCGGAGGATTCTACGCTCGACCGGCACGATTTGCTTGAGTTCATTAGGAACCTCTTTGAATGTTTCCCAAGGGCACCCGCACTTGCCCTGCGTTTCCAGTAAGCGCCAGATAAACGCTGCGGTTTCGTCTACAGTGAGCATAGGATTCTCTTAGGCACGCAGTTTCGTGCCACCAATACAAAAGCCGGAGAGGTGATAACGTTCCCTGCTCGGTAACTGCTCCGCATTAATCCCACAGCAGTTAAAAGTATGCGGCGCTCATTAATTGCCCCTTCTAAAGGGACGAGATAATACAGACCGCTATAGGTCTCTCGGTACACGTCATACTTCATACTACACCTCGTACATTAAAGCGCAGGCAGTATCCGCGCAGGGTCATACCCAGGCGCCGCGCTTGTTTCTCATAGTGCTGGCGCAGTGCTGTCTTAGCGCTGTACTCTCGCGCCAGCCCTTCGATTGTTGGTTGCTGCCTACGCATCAGCAGCGTCTCAGGATTCTTTCCGTGCACACCATACCTCAAATATCGTCGTTACTCTTACCGTCAACAGTGAGCGTCACAGAGGCGTCCGGGTACTGCTCCTGCACTGCCGCAAGGATACGCGCGCCCAGCTCTTTGCAGCCGCCGTCCGGGTCTTCAAAGAGGTCGTACTCAGGGCGTGGCTGCGGTTCTTGCGTTGCGGGTTGCTGCAACTGCACTGTGCAATAAGGCACCGGGTTGTTTACGTCGTTGCCCAGCACCAGCATAGCGCTGGTCACAATGATGTTGAACACGTTAACCGTAAAGTTGTCTCCAGTCGTTGATAATGCCAAGATTCACGGCGTCCAGCACAGTGCGGGCAGCCATTTCGGTGTAGGTACCCACAAATTCTAAAGGGGATTCCTGATTAGTGTCTTTGTCAGAGAATATAACCACAGTGTAGTTATATTCTGCGTATACCCGATTGCACCACACGGGCCAGAGTTCATGGCCCGGATAGACCAGTATTGCTTTCATATGAAACCTCATACGCTAGTTGCATTCACATAGCGCCCCGTAGGACGCTATAGGCTTGCTACTATAGATACTCACCCAATCCCTCGTATACCCATTTTTGCGCTATTGCCCGCATAGGGATATCGAAGGCGTCGGCATCGTTGGCCGCGGGGCACAAGGCCCACCACTTGATAGCCGGGACTTTATAAATCATGCCGCTGCCTTTAATGTTGCATCCAGTACAGCGCGTACATCCACGCCCTGCGATACCAGCATAGACACAAGGTCGGCATCGCTCACGCCAGTCTCTTTAGCCTTCTTGATGGCGTTTTTAACGCGCCCCAGCGCTTGTAAGCGCACTGCATCGGCATCTAGTGCGTCATTCTTCACCTGCTCCGCTTCGGCGGCGTACAGGGCCATACAGGAGCCATAGAAGCTGGCTACAACCACTTCGCGGCCCTGCTTGTCAGCTTGTTTATAGTCAAGACGCATAGTGTCCAGTTCGATGCCCAGCTTCTCAGCAGACGCATAGCACTTCTTAGCATTGAATTCGTACTTGCCGGACTCCTTGTTGAACTTGATAGGCAGCAGAGTACGCAGCACCATATCGAAGTCGGCGGCACCGCTACGCTGCATCTCGGTAGCCCAGGAAACGTTGCTGCTAATCAGACCGTGAAACAGCGCGCTGATAGTAATGCTACGCTTTGCTTCCACTACGTCGCCCAGCGCTTTACGAATGCTGCCAGCGGCAGTTAACTTGAACACTTTACCAGTTGAATTAGTCATAATGCACCCCTTTGGTTGGTTGTTTAGGTAATTACTTCACACAGCACCCCGTAGGATGCTGTAGGCTGTAATTAACGTCCGAACTGTCCGGCAGTGTACCAACCTTGCGGAGCCTTGCTGCTGCCCTTGGTCTTAGTCTTGCCGCGTACATTCGTACTGAACGTGGCGGACTGCTTAGTCCGCATATACCCAGCGCGGTTCAATGCGTCCCGGCGCTTTCTCAACTCGGGGCCTGATAACTTCTCAAGCCCCTCGAATTGTTGTTTCAACTTATCTCTGTATTTCATATCGCACCTCAAAGTTAATGATTAACGCCCTAGCAGTATCTAGCAGGACGCTAACTCTTAACCTTGTTATCCACTGCACTACCGTGGAACCTGTGGTTCAGGTCTCGGCGCTATTCTTTTAAGGGGCAGCGCCTCAGCGCCCCAGCCGTTTGTCGTCTCAGCTCTTGACGTTACATCTTCATTGCTATCATGTATCTAGGGTTAGTGGTCAGAGCACCTTTAGGCGCTACACTGCTCCGCAACATGATTCAAACTATAAAAGCGTTTACTGCTACTGTCAATACCTGTTTTTCATATGACTTATCAGGCTGTCTACTTATCCAGTTGACTCTGGAATCTAGAGCTACCCGGTAGACCGTATCGCTTTCGATGGGATAAATATACACCTAGCGGATTTAAAGAAGCAAGTACTTTTTTTTTTTTTTTTAAACTTTTTATCTCTTAGAGCAAAAAGGGTAAGCAGGGCAATAGCTTAGGGGCCGCCTTACGGCAGCCCATTATGCAGCAATGCGTCATAGTCCCCAAAACTCAGGCCGAACGTACGATAGTCTGTATTGTACATACTATCTGCTAACAGTTCCTCCTTAGGGATGTTACGCCCCTCCTCTCTGATACGCTGGTGAATAGCCTTATGGTCATCCTCACTGATTAGTATCAGATTATCAAAGCTACAGTTAAGTCTGTTCCTGTCACAGTGGTGTATGTGATACCCACCCGGGATAGACGTAATGCCCAGCTCATCCCGAACTACAGCATGGTGGAGCAACAGGGCGTCACGGCTCTTACTACCCCCACGACGTACTTTATAGGGACCAGCATTGGATATCATAGGATAACCGCTGTCACTCAGACGTATAGCAAAAGAACTTCCAGCCATAACCAAATCTCCTTAGGTTGAACCAATGCTACAAAGTGTTGAGTAGACTCATAGCCAGCGACCATACAGCGTAAGCTGTGGGAGCGGTTAAGCTATGAGGCTAGTTAATGGGTAGGTAATGCTTACTCCCTACGGTCGTAATACAGGGCATTACTAGTGAATACTAGTGAGTAGTAGTAAGTAGTGTATATAGTTCCCTAAAACCCTCCTACTCCGGTAACTTCATTTCATACTAGCTTTCGAATGAAAGGGGATAGCAAAGGGATAGCGCCGGGATAGTGTGGTGTGGTGGATGTGCGCCCTAGTGGGGAGCGCGCAGCGTAGCATAGAATCAGCACAATGTAAAGCACTAAGGATAGCCAGTGGATAGCCTAGTACGCACTAGGGATAGCACTAGGGATAGCACTACAGCGCACTAGCTGGCCCACTGTGGCCCCACTATGGCCCCACTGGACAGGCACTAGGCAGGCCCACTAGGCACGTACTATGGCCCCGCAAAATAAGCAAGGCAGAGCGCACCCCTACGGCCCACGGAGAGCGCACAGGAGGCGCCCTAGTGCACGCACAGTGATA